TCCTCTATGTGGGATACACCTATAACAAAATAACGCATAATTCTTTTTTCGCCGTAATCAATCATTATATTTTTTGTTTTATCTATATTTTCGTATTGATATAATAAACTCTTTATAAGTCCCATACGCTCGGCATTCATCTTAAAATCTTCTAAGTCGTCGTCTTTATCAGATAATACAATACTAGATTTTAAATAAGTTATTAATACTAAAATATCTTTTTTAACTAATTTTTGTATAAATAAATTAGCTTTATATATATTATCAAAGGCTGTTAATATGGATTTAGTTTTATCGTCAAAAACTAAAAATGTTTTTTTAACTGACATATCTATTTTAGGCGTGTTATTGTTTTCGATTGGTTCTGCACTAATTTTAACTTCTTGAGAGTCTGACATATTATATATTATTTTAGATTTTTATTTTAATAATATATTAAAATCTAAATCTTTTTTTATCCGTGGATTATCTGACTTTTAAATAAATCTTTATTAAATAAATAACCCTTAACTTTCTTACCTTCGATAATACCTTCATAATTTCTATTATATTTTTTATCTTTTATCATTTCTTTTAATTTATCAGTTTTAAGTTCATAAATGGTATAATCATTATTAAAGTCTAGTATTTTATTCTCTAAGTTCTTTTTTTGATAATAATTTAATTTTTTATCTTTTATTTCATCATTAAATTTTTCTAGTGATTCTTTCGTAGGATAATTTATAAAATAAGCAATATAATCGGCTTGTGTGGTAGTTATCCCTGAAGGTTTATTATTGCATTCATACTCAATAAATATATTATTTGTATTTCTGGCTTGTCTATCAGCTTTAACTTCTATATAATATATATCGTCATTAGAATCAATTAATTTAAAATCATAATATTTAAAATTACCATTTATTTTTATATATTGTTTACAATCGGTATATTTTAGGTATTCTTGCTCCATTTTTTCTCCGAAAATTAAATCAGATATCCAAGGCATTTTTATATTATATATATTAATAATATAAAAAAATCTAAATCTAAATATTTTTATTTAAGACTTTTTTATAAAGTAACTATAATATTGTCTTTAATAGCTTAAACAGGTGGGGCAGCAGGTGTTGCAAGTATTGAAAAAGCGTAATCACCTATTAAAACAGGATTTTGTAATTCTGTTCTGGCACGCATAATATATTCAGTACTAGGGGTCATACCTGTACCTGTAATAGTCCATACATTATGCACAATTTTTGTGCTTGTAAATGTTGCAACTGGTGCGTTTGTTGCTCTTAGAGCAAGAAAACCATCTATATAACTTTGATAATATGTATCATCACCAAATTTTATTTCCCATGTTTGAGAAGTTGGAAGATTTATTATATTTGTAATTACTGGTTTGACTAAATCTCCTGCTACTGTAGGTCTTGTTGGTGGATTTGGTAATTCACCAGCATTAAATAAAAATGAACTCCAGTAATTAGAAAGTAAAGATTGATTTATAAAATATGTCGCCCATTGTAAATTTATTTCTTGAGATGGTGTGCCATTAATACCTACTCTATTATTATTATTAAAGGTCTGAACAAGTGTTTTAAATCGTCCGTTCGCTAGTGGTTTTACTAAATCTATTAATTGTTGGACTCTAAGTTGAAATGCTAGGTATAAAAATGGCATTGTTCTTATTATATCATCCCTATAGTGATAAAATTGCTCTTGTGTTATAGTTTGATAATTTAAATTACTTATTTTATCTATTATTAATTGTTGGGGTACTGTTGGTTGTGCTGGTCTTTCAATTATAAGTAAAATAGATTGTGAAGCACCAGTTTGGTAGATACTTTGTAAATTAAACGTATTATTAGATGGAAGACCATAACCAGCTTCTAAAACTTCTAAAATTGTAAGACGTTTAGCATTATAATTTGTAAATGCTCGTGAATCAAAGGGTAATTCGAAATCAGTATCATAACTTAATGAACCAGCAGGTACATACTGAACACATAGATAGAAAGTAGGTAAAAATTGTTCGTCATAATTATCAACTGTCATTATATATTATATTATAATATAATATATAAATTATTTTTTATTAATAATATCTAAAGCTTTAACATGCTTTTTACTCTTTAAATGTGTAGCATGACTATATAAATTATATGAACCGTAGCATATCTCGCAGTCCTTGCTCTTTAATTCTGTTTTTCTTTTTTCGTAATACTGCTTATTATATGTTTTTTTATCAAAATCTTTTTTTATTGCCTCTTTTACCGTATCCTGATAATCTTTTAAATTATCTATAGGTATGGCAACACTATTTACATAAACACGAATTTTTTCTATGGTATCGTCTGTATTAATACTGTCATTATCCATTATATAATATAGTTTATATAAAAAATCTTATATATAAACTATTAAAACTATATTATTTTTAACATGATTTTTTATTATTTGAAATATAATTTAAAGAAATAATATTTGGCATTTCTTTATGGACATCTTTACGACTAGATTTAAACAAAAATTTAGAATTGAGATTATTTTGATTTGTTTTTGTTATATCTGCATAAATTTCTCCAATTTTTAAATCCAATTTATCAACTTTTACTAATAGCTTATTACGCTGTCCGACAATTTCATTTAAAAGTATTTTCATACGTTCAATTTGGTTTGCTCGTAGTATGTTCATGAAATTATATATATTTTAATTATGAAATATTAACTTTTTTTGACACGACACAATCGTAATTACAATTATTTTTTTTTGTTTCATTTTTAAAGTGTTTATGGTAGTCTTTTAAACTAAGATTTCTATTTAATAATCTATAGACGACATGACGCCCACAAGTATTTATACTATCTCCTGTATGCTGGTATGGTGCTGTATTATAAACAATTTTTAATTTACTTTTATTAAATAGATTACTTATAAATTTACCCGTGATACCTAAATTTTCTCTAATTTCATTATCTACCCAGCGTAACTCCGTGTCTGGGTATTTGCCGTATGGGTCGAAGAACTCAATCGTTTTATTTTGACGTAAGATACATGTCCAATGCCCTGTATTTTCTGAATCTTGATATAATAAAATTAAATAACTGTTTGGATTAGGTAGTAATTCATCTATACTGCTATAATTTGATAAATCGCTATACATATAAATTTTTACGTCTGGTAGGTATTGTTGTATGTCACTATCTGATAGTGGATAGGCTTCTATTTCTTTTATATTATTATTCATATAATAATATAACAAAATAAATTAAAATTATATTGTGTCTAATTCATCGTTGACAAGTTGAGGGCGTTTTTCTTTTAAAAAGTTTACTAGCTTGTGTTCAACTGGAAAACAATATTTATTACATTCTGGAGTTTTCTTAAAAAACTCTCCAAATTCTTTTTTAAAGTCTTTTGTCATCTTGTCAGATGTGAAAGTCCATTCGAGGCCGTGGCGTTTTGCGTAGTCAACGGCACATTCGTATAAATCGCTGGTTCTATAGTCAATTTCGGCATATTTATGGGGTTGTCTATAAATCATTTGTATGTATGCTGGTTGAGATTGAGCGATTAATAATTTTTTATATTCATTCATTGGTGCTTCTAGCTTGTCAGGTATAACCCTAGTTTTTAAGAATGTATCCATAGCTTTTAAAACTTTATCGTCTTTCATTAAGCTATATAATTTATTACTTGTTTCTGCTGTCATTATGGTGTTAGTTGTTTGAAATAATATAAATCTTCTATCTGTTGGTTCGATATAAAATGCACTTTGGTTGTTAGTTGTGAATATAAAATTAGAATAATCATTAACTTCATATGCGTCAACACCTTTTTTTTCTAAAAGCATTTCGGTTCTTGTCACCATATTTTTTAAATCATCTCTCATTTCTTTATTTTTAACTTTTACTTCATCGGCACAGATGACTAATTTAGAAGTGATATGACTATTAAAATTTTTAATTAAATCTTTAGCATCGTTTACTGTTGTTGAGTATGTTATAATCTTTCTAAATAATTGTATTAATGTGTTTTTGCCTACGCCTTGGGCATCACTATATAAAACTACTGCCTTGTCGGTCTTTTGAAATGGTCTTTGTCTTATCCATGCCCACCAATCAAGAAAACTTTTTACACTTTCTTGTTCGTTGTTTAATAAAACATTAATTACATCGAAGAAAGGTTGTAAAATTGTCATATCATGTTTTTCGTCATTATCATATTTAAAGCCTCTAAATATGTTAAATAGTCTTGGGTTTATGTTATCAGGTATAAAATCTATTTTTGAGTAGGTCTTTCTGGTCATATCTTCAATCCATAAATCTATAAAATCTCTCTTACCTATTCTATAAGGTTTTAAGAGTTGTTTTAGGTCTTTTAGTTGATACCAATTTATTTCATTTTCATCATTAATATAACCATATTGAAGGGGTTTTTCGACTATAAATAATCTATCTTTAAATTTATCTTTAATCTTTGTATATTCATCATCGGCTTCATTTGCTACTTCTTTTTTACACCATTTAGCCCTCCATTTTTTATATTTTTCTAAATCGTCTTCTTTAGCCATATTACATAAAGTGCCATAATTACCACCTTTAAAAGTTTTCCAGTATTTTTTTACGTCTTTTTCGCTCTTATAATTTTTTCTTTTTGAACTAAATTTATCAAATAAGTCGAATAATGTATCATCACGTTGTTTTATAGCACTACCTATTTGAAACCATTCGTTATAGGTGTCGCCCCTTGTTGCCTTGAGTATCTTTAATAATTCTACTACCTCATCCTTATCAACTTCTTCCTGCTCGTCGTCTTGTTCATTGTTTTCTTTTGTTAAAAATAATGATTCTAAAATTTCAGGTGATATTTCACTAATGTTTTCAAAGTCTATTTTATTGTCTTTGTGTTCAGCGACATAATAAATTATATCTAAATTGCCGTGTATTTCGTCGGTGAAGTGTTTTTGTTGATTGTTATTAAATATATAATTATTTGGTATTTTAAAATAGTAGTGGTTCTTATACATTAAGTCTTTTTTAAGGTGTGAAAATGAAGGAGTTGAAATATTATTTAGGTTATTATCTGCTATCATTTTTAATATAAAATTATTTGAGGTTTCGCAGTCAGTATCAAAACAAATATATTTTAAATATAGGCCATTTAAACTAAGCATTATACCGTTATATGCTTTATATTTGTCTTCTTTGTATGTTCTCATGCTTTGGAGAAAGGTTAATTGATGCCATTTTTTATTCTCATCAATAAAAACAGGTTTATAATCTTTATCGTCGTATTTGATGGGTGAGAAGGGGAGGCAGGATTGTTTTACGAAGTCTAAGACTGTTGACATTTTGATTTATATATTTTTAGTAAATAAAAAAAATTTCTTAAATAAATTTATTTAAGAATCTAAATATTTATTATTTTTATAGAAACCCTCCACCAGCATAGACACCATACATTTTTTAACTTTAAATATTAATTATATCTATTTAGACGACTTTTAAACGGTGGAGGGTGGGTGGAGGGTAAATGGAGGGTAAAAAAAAGACCCTCCACCCATCTATTAAGGTCTATTTACTTACTTTTACTATAAAATAAAGGTGTAAATTATAGGTGATGGAGGGTATGGAGGGTTTTTTCAAGATTGCTATACAAATTTTTATATAAATTTTTATTTTTATTTCTAATGAATTTTGAAAAAATGCCTCCAACCCTCCACCGCATAAATATGCTGGTAAATTTTACGTAAAAAATGACTTTATAGCATATATGCTAGTGGAGGGGGGGTTGGAGGGTTTTTATAAAATTTTAAATATTAAATAATAATATTTAAGACTTTTATATTAAATTCTATCAAATAAGATAACATTTTTTTTATTTTTTTTCTTGCCTGAACCTTCAGTGTGAAAATTGACACCTTTTTGATAATTTGGGAATAAATTTACAAATTTTAAGGATGGTTCTTCATTAAATTCTTTAACTTGTCTTTTTTCAAACTTTAACGATTCATTTCTATACGGTAAATTAACGTGTTTAGAACTTTTATTTGTTCTTGCTACACCACCACGCTTTCTACCTGCAGCACGTATATCTAAAACTTCTTTTCTTGCTCTTTCTATCTGTTCCTGTGCAGCTTTGGGATATCCCATATGTTCTATTTGTGCTATAAATGCTCTCATTTTTTCTTCAGCTTCTAGTGCTTTTTGTTGGTATCCACGCTTACGTTCTTCATTTTTTTCTTTTTCTGCTTTATCTTGATTACTAAATGATATTAATGCCTCATTATATAGTTTAAATAATAATGATGCTACAGGTGCAGGCACTGCTTGTGTTGAACCTTCGGGAGCAATAGCATCAGGAGGTGCTGGTGCTGGTGCTGGTGCTGGTGCTGGTGGTGCTGGTGGTGCTGGTGGTGGTAGTGTTGCTGGTTGGACTGCTTGTTGTGGTTGATTTATGGGACTTGTTGCATCACTTGCTACATCGACGTAACCTTTCGCTGCTAGTAATAGTTCTCTTAATTTATCTATAACTTTTTGTAATAAATCTTCTCTATCTTTCTTTTGTTTTGCTCTTATTTTTCCTGCTGTTGGTTGTATCTCAATATTAAATATTCTTGCTACACCTTTATAATCTATTTTACCACTTTGAACATAATCTAAAACTGGATAAACTCTTTTATATAATAGGTCTGAAACATTAGCATAAAATCTTACGGTTGCTTCACTATAAGAAAAACTTCTTGAAACATCTAAAATTCTTTGTAGTATCTGACTTTGAGTTCTTAAATCTTTAAATAATGTTTGAACCTCTTCATCTAAACTGCTGGAAACAACATTCGCTGCAGTATTTTTGCCGTTAAAAACTTGTCCTTGAGTATAACCACTCTCTAAACGTCCTATGATATCGGCAATTCTTTCTAATTGTCTAACATCAACATAACCTATTTTATCAAGCTGGGATGCTTTTTCATAATATGTATTTAATGCTGGCACTGCTTGAAATAACATACCTCTATACCTTTCTGTATCTCTTGTTTTTGTGCCACTGGCATTTACGTAAGCATCTAACATGTCAACCGCTGTTCTATATGCTATAATAATACCTTCTTCACTATTAGGTTTATTATTGTCGATATCACTAGTCGATTGAATGATGGCATTATTAAATTTAGTAATAGTTTTTGCAACTTCTAAATTAACTAATCTATCACCTACTTTTTCACGTTCATACGATTCTAAAAATTGCTTAGTTTGCATGAATTGACGTGCTATTACTTGGCTTCTAGCATCATTAAATTCGTCATTAACTAGCTCTCTGTATTGGTTATCTCTTAAATTACCAAATCTATTTAAACTACTGTTAAACTGCATATTATATATATTATATAATATAAAATTTATTAAATAATTATTTTAAATTGCCCAATACTATATTTACGTCTTTATTTATTTTTTTTGTTACGTATGTTTTAGGTTGAAATTTTGTTTTTGGTATATTTCTAAATATAGTATAATTTTTTGTTACTCTATGCTTTTTATTTTTATTTGTTTTCATGATGTCACGTGCTATTGCTTGTGCTTGTAATAATGGTACAGAGCTTTTAATATTTACAGAGTGTAGCACAAGATTACTTGCACCTCCTGCAACGTTCTTTTTACTTGGTCTGCCTTTACCGTTTGGACAGTATACTTTGTAACCGTCTTGTTTCTGGCATGAACCGTATTGGATACCATTGTAAGTTGCATCGGGAGATAATTGGCCATTTGGAGCAAGTGTTGCACATTCATCTTTATTATATTGTCTATAAACTATACCATTAATACGACTTGGTAGCATCTGTCCTAATTGGCAAGGGTCTTTACTTTTTGCTTTATTTTGGTTACAGTTATAAGAATAACTGCCGCCATCAGGATTTAGACATTCTCCATTACCGTTATAAACGCCTCCCATTTGGTCGCATTCATCCTGTGTATAATCCATTAAATCTTTTTGAGTATTATAAGTGCCTAAATTTAATCCACATGGCCATCCAGTGGAGTTAGGGTCTGGCGTATCTTTACATTGAACTGAATAACTGCCTGTGCCGTCTTTCTTTAAGCATTCACCATCAGGATACCACTGCCCATTTAGATTATATAAACAATCATTTTTACTAAAAAGTCTTGTGCCTTTATCATCTACAAATCCAAATTTACAAGGATTACCAGCATTAGGATTTGGTGGTATTGGTTTAGGTGGATTGCTTGGTGCTGGTGGTGGTGTAACACCATTGGCAGCATTTGCCTGCTCTTGTGCATTTTGGGAATTTTGAGTTCCCTCGAGTGATGCAAGAAAGTCGTTAAATGTAACTTTACCTTCTGCCCAAGCTAGAATACTTAACATATATCTACCAATAATAACACTCTTATCCGCAGCATTTGCTCCTGTCAACCAATTTTTTGCTTGTGTCCAGTAGGATGCACCTGTTGCCATTGTTGAGGTTGTGGTGTAAAAATCTAAAATTATATTTACTATATCCTGAACATTAGGTGATTCACCTCTAGCAATCTTTGCGATAACTGTTAATATATCTTTTACAGCATTTAATGCTCCTAATGCTGCGGTTGTTTCTTCAGATAAAGCTCCAAATAATCCAAGAACAGTGCCACCCGAACAAATAATACACATTAAAAATATATATGTCATTGGGTCAGTTAAGACATCTTTCCACCAAGTTAAACTAGTTAGTTCTTCTTCTAATTGGTAGAAAAATTCATACTCAATAATATCAAAATCATCACAGAACTCCTGCACTTGATTTGCTAGAGATTGAAATAATTCTTTAGTCATGCCTGCATATTTATTAAATAAATCCTCAACATTTTTAAATTCGTCCATTAAAGGTTGAAAGGCCTTTCTAATATCATCAGAAACTTCGCTCCAATCAACTTTAGATACCGTATTACATTGTAATTCCCATCCTTGCCATATACAGCGGGTGCAGGTCAAACCAAAATCAGTATATCCAGCATCACAAGGTTTTAGAGCTTTGTATGCACCGTTTGCGTCATTACCTAATTTAAATTTAGCGATGACATCGCTACTTGGTGTTATATTATCAGAACCTCCCCTTATTTTTCTACCTCCTCTTTTATTAAATTTATTAAATTTATTATGAATCATGCATGAATCGCATAGATGGTATCTACCACCTTTTAATACTATATTATTTGTTGGAGGTGTGTATGGTTGGACTGGTCTATTTGGATTGCCTTTTTCAGGTGTGGCAGGGTTTGGTAATTCAGCATTAGAATCGTCTATTGCGTAGGGTCTTTGTGTTGATGCTGGTGCTGTTGATGATGGGACGACAACATTAGGTATAGTTTTCTCACCATAAGTATCAATTAGAGCATTTGATGCTGTAACTATATTCTTACCAATAATGGCAGCACGTTGGGCTGCTGTCATACTCTTCGCACCTATCATTGCTGTCTTTACTTTATCAAACATTGAAGCGTTAATGACTTTACCAGCTTGAGGAACTGGGATTAAAGATAATGCGAGACTATTAATATCGGATATCTTAATGGGTCTGCCTTGTGCTAAATCCCCTAAAATTTTGGTGGCACTTGCTAGAGTTCCAGCAGCAGGGACACCTGCGAGAGATGCGACAGTAAATGCGGTTGATACTAATAAAATGTATGTATCTGGTGTTGTCATGGTTTTGTTCCACCAATCTTTATTCGCAACTGTTAATTTCGCTGCTTTTACAACTGTTTTAAAACCATCTTCTATTCTTTTAATATCTGGATGTCTCTTTTTTATGTCGTCATATATACCGACGAACGCTTCTTTGGTCATATTACCGAATTTTTCGAAAGCTCTTTTGACGACTTTACCAGCATCAGAAACGCCACGTTTAACTTCATTGACTGTTTCTTGAACATTTATTTTACTTGTTGTATTACAGCCTTGCCATGTGCAACGAGTGCAAGTTAAACCAAAATCAGTATAACCTGCTGGACATTTTTCTAATTTACCACCACACATGCGGGGGCATTTTTGTCCTGCTCTTAATTTAGGAGCTGTGCGTCTCTTTTTACCTGTACCTGTTAATTTTTGGAAGACGTTGCCCATGTCTGTAGTAAAGTGTAATAATTGTTGGTTAAACATTGGTATTTTTTTAACGACGGATAGCGTATCTTGGTATACAAAGTCATGTTCTTTTTTACCGTATAGGCCTATAGATGTAAGTAAATCTTTAACTAAAACTTGGCAGTTATCTGTAAAACTATCATATCTAAAAAATTTGGTGTCTCCTAATCTTTTTCTTGTCATCTCTAACATCTGATTAGGTGTGAAATTTAAGCCCTTTAATGGCACTTGTAAATATTCTGTATTAGGGTCAGAAGTGAAGGTTCTAGTGACGTCAATACGTGAATTTTTCATTATTACTACTTGTAAATTTTGTCCTTTGGTGTTTCTGACTGTGCATATTAAAGCAAGATGAAAAAATTTATCAAAGCCACTTTCTTTTTTACCTTTTTCGAATGTGCCTAATGTTAAAGTATTTATAAGTGCTTGGACTGGTTTACCTAGTGGGGTTCTGTTAATTTCTAGAGATATTATAGGAAAATTACCTCTCTCTTCTAAAACTTTTTGTGCGGATGCTGGGAAGTTTGAATAGTCAGGTTTAAAGACGTCTTTTACTTTATCTACGACAGTCTTTACAGCTTTTTGAGGTAGTGAAGGTATCTTTTTTAATTCGTGTAAAACTTTAGATGGGTTAAATAAATCATTTATAAATTTACCACCCTTAATTTTACGGCCTTTAGGTTTACCGATACCAATTACGAAGGGTTCGTCCTCGCTTACAACTAATTTATTTCTCTGTAGATATTTAAATAAATCACTATTAGCATTTTTAAGTTTTACTTCGTTGTGTATCATGTATGATTCAACGTATTTTCTAATATTGCCATAATCTTTATATTCATCCATATTTAATTTTTTGTATAACTCATTTAATACCAAAACATTTACTAATTCGAAATAAATATCTTCATCATAATCAAATTTTAGAATTATTTTTTCTAAATTTCTTGATATTTTTAATTCTAATTTTCTGTCTATTAAACTTAAAATAAATTCTTTTGCTCTTTTTTTATATTGTTCGTGCGATGCTGGATTACCTGTTATTTTTTTTGCTTTTTCTGATATTATATTCGCAATTTGCTCAAAATTATTTTCTAATCCTGTATCTTTTGGTGTATTTTTAGCTTTATATCTCATTATTTGTTCTTCAGTCATTCCTCCGTCATCGTATAAACCTTGGTGAGGATTATCAATTTCATTTAAATACATGTGGACTTCATCATCCGCACCTCCTCTTTTTAATCTTCTATTTTTAACCATTTATATATATATAATTATAAATATAAAAAATTTAAATTTCTTTAATATATGCTTGTTGTTGTGGTGTCGAATGTGCCATCAATTGGGCATCTTCTTTCATAGCATTATTGACGTCTTTATATTTATTACTTAAAAAAATATGACGTAAAGCACTAGAACCCATTTTTTTATTCCCTAATACCTTATTTAAAATTCTGGTTATGCTGTTAATACTAGATAATTCAGTGCCATCTTGATACACGAATAAAGGGGTATTAGTTAAATTTTTTATTTTACCTTTTAGAACTGGTTGAAATTTAATATAAATATCTAATACTTTTTTTAAATCGTCAGAAACTGGAATTTCTTGTTTGCCGTATGTTTTTTCTGTTTTATATTTATTAAATATAAATTTGTTATCATCATAAACATAATAATTAATATCTTTATTTAATTTATCATTATTTTTTTTAACTATATTCATATTTTGATAATCTTTATTTCTTCTTGGGCTATTATAAATATAACACGCTAGAATGCTATATCCTAATAATAAAGTATAATTTTTATCACTAATAATTTTTGAGTCTTTAAACTTATTGACTTCTTCTTCTAATTTTTTAAATGTCTCTAATATCTCGTCCCATGATACCCAATTTTTTTTTTGTTCATCTGTTAATTCTGTGGTTTCTTTACCTTTAATTTCTTTACTTTTATCAACCATCAATGAATAATAGGCATTTTTTATTTTTACTAATTTTTTATCTTCTGGACAGCATCCAAGGACTGAAACAATTGAGATTAAAAAACCTCTTTTTGTGTTGTCTTTATATTTATTTAGTTTTTCTAAAATATAATCTTGTTTAGATAAGAATTTTAAATTTTTTAATTCTCCATCATTTAATTTTTCAAGATTTCTAATATATAATTTTATTGATGAATCGGATAATCCTTTATCCTGTAATTTTTGTTGTAGATTTGTTGTAAAATCATTCATATTATATAAATATATAATATAAAAAAATCTAAACTATAATATATATGCCAGTTATTAACTCAAAAGAATTTAAAAAGTTACATAATATAAATACTAACCAAACTTTATCTTTAGATGATATTGCCACCTTATCAGGTATGCCCGTCGAAGCTTTACATGAAGTTTACAGCAAGGGAGTAGGGGCATACTATTCAAACCCTCAGAGCGTGAGAAAAAATGTTCATTCACCTGAACAATGGGCTTATGCTAGGGTCTATAGCTTCGTTATGAAAAGATATTCAACATTTAGAAAAGCGGACAGGCATATTGCTGTCCATTATAATTTAATTTAATCATCATCATCCGCAAGTTTATACAAATCTCTTTCTGTCATAACGAATTGAGGATAATTTTTAAATATTGTTACCCAGCGACTACCTAATTTTTTTGCTTTTCTTATATCTTTGGTATCCATCCCCACGTAATTTTCTAATAAATTATTTAGCTGTCTTTTACTACCAGAAGCAGGAAAATATGTTATACTATGACATTCATTAAGCATTCTACGTGTCTCTGTACCGTTTGTGGGCAAGTGATTAGTAATTATACAGCTTGTTCTGGTGTGACGCCCTAATTCTAAAATTTGATTTAAAAATTTATATAATGCTTCTCTTAATGGTTTTTGCTGTATGACGTCAATATCATCAAAAATTACTAAACTATCTTTAACATCTGATGGCATTAATGGTTCTTTAATTAAACTTTCATCTATCTTAATTCTTTTACATATTTCATTTAATTTTTCATCGTCTGTAATAGGTGATATTAATACTACTAGGTTATCAGGGTGTGCTTTTTTATAATTTTTTATATATTGGGTAGCATAATAAGACTTACCGCTACCACTCGCACCAGTAATATATAAAATATCTCTTTCTTGTTTTGTATTTGGTGTATGTATAAATTTAGAGTCTTTAGGCAGTTTTACTCTTGTATTTCCGTCGTCGTCGCTCTCGCTATCAGCTTCACCACTTAAA